GTCATCCCTGTCGAAAGCTTCAAAGAAATCTCTGAGGTCTACTTTCATCAGTCCACAAGTGTTTCGATAATGCTTGTCGCTGTACAACTAGAACCAGCGCCCATGGTTCCCGCACACGTGTGTATTCCTGATGTGAGCGAAGTAATAGTGGCACCTGATACTCCCCCACTTCCTGTAACAGTAGTGCCAAGAGAAGGAAGCGAACCAACAACACCAGAACTAACGGTTGTAGCAGATTGGACTGCATCCCCTTGGGTCAGCGATTCGACTGCTGAAAAGGCACTTCCTGCATTTGTCACAGAAAAATCCGTATCGATAAATGCTGGTACACCTGCGGTCACAGAACCAATGTTCAGCCCTCCAATTGCTCCACTCGTTGTTGTTCCTGAAATTGTCTTACTTGGCGTGACATTAGATCCCGAAACTGAATAAGTTGAACCTATTCTTGTTGCACTTGAATAAGCAGGATCAAGAGTGATCGTTGCACTCGATTTTATGGAGTGACGCACATCCGCTGATACTGGAGCCGCCAGCAAAAGAAAAATGATTGGGATTAGTTTTTTCATAATTTTGCGACTTGTGCTAATAATCCTAATAGTGCCAAACCTGCGCTGACAACCGCAGCGGCTTGAAAAACTCTTTTTTCTAACTGTCTAACTCGATCCTCAAGGTCAGAGATTTTTTCCTCTGCCCTTTTCACCTTCATGTCTAAACAGACAATTCGAGTTTCCTGAGTGCAATCTAAAGAGAGTCCTGAATCAGTCATGTTGATTTCCCTTTTGGTGGGTCGACAACTTCCGCCCCTCTTATCTCAAGAGGCGTAACAACCCTTATGGTCTGATAGTTCTGACCGCCATTTGATGTTGTTATTAATTGTTCAATTTCTTTCTTATTCATAGGTTTATCGCCATCATTCTTGTAAGTTCCATCGCCTTTTTTAGACGCTGTAACGATCCCAAATGAACTCAAAACCCCAGTAAACACGCTGGCAATAAAGGTCGGGTCTATCTTCTGTTGTGGGATACCAGGGATAGCAACGTAATTTAATGTGAGTATTGCGCCAGACCAAGCTAATACTGCAATTCTAACCCCTGTACTAATGATGGCGGCTTGCTGCTCGTCATCGGGAAGAATTGCATCTTTTAATTTACCTAGCGGGCCTTTCTTTTTAGGCTTCACTTCTGGGTTCTCATCCATAAAATAAAAAAGCAAGTCATACTAAGAATACTTGTAATTAATAAAAATGTCTGACTTAGTGCCTGCCCTTGTTGGCGCAATGGTTTCAGCCCTTTTAATGGTATTAGCGAACCGATCAAATCGAAATCAAGGAAACTTCAGAGAGCTATTCCACCGCATGAATGCCGTAGAAAAGGATTTAGCTAGACTTGAAGGAAATAAACGGGGTAACAACTCATGGAGGAATCGATAGCCAGAGCGAAACAACGCATAAAAGAATTAGAGTTATTGATTAAAGCTTGGGAGAAAAACAAATGAAGAAATTATTTAAGCCACTTCTTCCTATTCTTTATGCCTACCTGAAAAGTGAGGCAGGGAAGAAAGCAGTATTAAGCCTTTTAAAATCTTTGGCAAGGCAAACTAATAACAAGCTTGACGATCAAGCCGTCGCTTATGTAGAAGCTAGATTATGGCCTGATCCAGAAATCCAAAGCAGCTAATGAATACGCAAGAAAGACTTGCCGAGGACAGACGGCGCGTTGAAGATATGGACCGCTGGTTTCATCTCGACAAAAGACACCTCAAGGGTCACAAAATGCACGGGCTTTTCACTGGGTTAGGTGCAATTGGCCATAGGCTTGATAAGAAAAATGAGCTAGAAACAAGGATGAGTAACGCCTATGACAAACTAAAAAAATGCAAGTAAATATCGATATAACCCATTTAGTAGAACCGCCAACGCTTGAAGAAGAATTAACAATGGAGCGTCGTATCCTCGACCTGAATGAGTGTAATGATGTTGAAGAATTAAGGCGGTGTTGCGCGGCGGCTTATAGACAGAACCATCATCAAGCGCATTTCGTTTCTCGTTGTCTTGAGGAGATAGCTTTGTTGCAAGCTCGGATTGCTTGCCTGAAAAATCCAGTTAAACAACCCGAACGCAATTGGATTCACAATTTATTCTACGGAAAGTAGAACATGTTGAGCATGAAGAGCAGGACTTTTTAAGTCGTCCCATTGGATCTTGTAGTAATAAGATGGATGACCGCGACGGTCTTTCTTTATCTCAACCTCTAGGATCACACCGACCCTAGGAGGAAGAGAACGGGATTTACTGATGCTCTTTTTTGCTACCCGCTGGCCTTCTTTATATCTTTGACCAATACGTTTCTCAGGCATTAGTCTTTTCTCGGTGCAATAGTCCCGCTTTCGCCGTTCTCCCAGTAAGAACCAAAAACAGTAAAGCCAGGAACTTCTTCAAACTCAGTGCGGCTTTTATACTTTCTAATTGTTGAGCCGCCTAGTTCTGCCTCGGTTGCTTTTTCAATTAACCAAGTCGCTGCTTTTTTGGCTTCCTCTGGTGAAAAATCAATAATTAAATACTTATCAGGATCATTCTCCTTTGATTTTTTCTGGTTGGACTTGAAACGAAAGCGGGCGTTAAATACGTTTTCCATTTGGATTAATTAGATAATTGGGGTTGGATGTTGTTGGCAGCTTCCCAACTTAAAACGTCGGTTAGCTTATACCTGATTCTTGGAGCGTAAGGTTTTAACGGTGTTAAACCTATGTCCTCGAAGGGAGGCCCAGTAGCCTCGCCTTTTCGGGTTTTCTTTCTCCATTGCTGTAACGTCCAGAGCGAAATGCCATAGCGTTCAGCAAGATCTTTTGGCGTTAGGTATTCAGTCATGCGGCTAACTTGATCTCGGTTAGATCATCCTTCGATAACTTTCCTTCTTTATGCCGTGCCTCTGCCATTGCAATAATCTTTTGATTGTCTGATTTGGGATCTTTCAACTTGCTTAGAAACACCGCTTTTAGATCAGATTTAACAGGCTGAGTTTTTGGAGTCTCCTTAATGACGGGTTTGACGGGTTGTTCTGGTAATTCTTCCTCAGTATTCATATCCATATCGGGTTCAATTCCGAGGATCATTTTGATCGCATACCGTCGGGCATAAGTAATAGAACCGCCATAAGTAAACATTGGCTTTGACCCCATGTCGTTGGGTAAAAATAAAGGGGTCTCGCCTTTAATTTCTTCGCCTGATTTATGGATCAAATGGGTAACGATCAAAGTTTGACCGTGTTCATTGCATCCAAAAGTTTGGGTTAAGACCAAATCATTCTTAAGCAACACAGGTTGAACAACTGAAAGCATTTCTTCCAGAGGTGTGTACTGATAAGAAAATTTTCCTAAACCTGCTGTTCTTGATTTAGAGAGAGAAGGGCATTGCTCTTGAAATTTTTTCAAGGCTGCATGAATTTCTTTCATTTGTTTGTTGGGGTTGGGAATGCCCACCGTGGCAGGCTTAGTTTTTGAACGCCGCGATCAGCCCATCCAGGCCACTCGCCAGCAAGTTCACATTCTGCAATCTTGTCTAGTCCTTTACGGCATAACCTTCGGCCTTCTTGCATTGCATCATCATCTAATTCATAAATCCCTATATCAAAAGGCCACTCACTTTGAACCACTAAAAAGATAAAACGATCATAACCAGTGACATTTAAATAATGCGCCGCTTGAAGATGGTACTTAAATGAAGTAACGGTCTTGGCAAAATCAATGGGGTTCGCTCCGCTTCGGCTTGTTTTTAAATCAACCAAAGTTGTTACGTTCTCCCAATCGCTTCGCGCTTTCATTACTAATCCCGTTGAGTCGTCATTACGCCAAAAAGATTTCTCAGCCGTTCCATGAGACAACAAAGACTTTGCTTCTTTATCTTTAAAAACCGCGTCTTTCATCTTTAAGGCCAGTTCCATATCGCTTTTTGTTGTTGCAATTAGTCCAGCCTTTGCCGCTTCGGCTGCTTCTTCTTTCCCTTTTTTAGTCGTTCGGCTGCTAACAACTTTGAACCGTTTGTCTAATTCTTCAGGTTCTAAAACAGCGCAATGGGTCAATGTGCCAAGAAACATCGCGGCGCTTTCTTTTCGTTCTGGCTTTTCAGGATTTAAAAAGCTATTCCAATAAGCTCTAGGGCCATGAGTTGTAATTACTTTCAACATGGAGGCACTAACAGCGGGGTCGCTGTGATAGTGAGCGTTAGTAATTCGTGCACTTCCTTGGGTCATAATCCTTCCTCATAAAGTGCATTCCCTGGGCCATAAGCTGTGTAAATCTTCGGCCATGTTCTAAGAATTAAAGCCCTATTAGTAGGGTCGGCTGCTATGCCAGCTCGCGCTAAATGGGTCATAAAAGAACCGCCGTTTTTTTCAGCAGTTTTAAAAGTGTTGAGAACTTCTGTGTCAGTCATAGTTAAATTAGAATTGTCGCCTTCCTTAGGTCGGGGCGGCTGGGAGTTGTAGGCGGTCGGGGTTGGCCGCC